TCAAAGAATTTGCCTATGTACTGCGCTGTGTCTTCTATCTCACGTCCGGCATTAACAGCCTTCGTTACCATGTTATAGGCGCGAGTAGCACCAGATATGCATGCCGCTATTGTTACTGGATCCATCAGTAGGCCCTCACTTTTTCTGGGTCAGCCACACGAGGTAGGCAGTAAGCAGCAAGAGCTACACCTCTAGGTTTATAGTTAAGGGTCCGTTCTATTTTGCCGCTGACAATTCTAGCAGCAAAATAGTTGCACCTATTGATGTCATAGAAGTACATGTCCGAGGACTGCACTTGGCCGTTGACCAGAACATATAACAAGAATAGATGCGTCACTTGCCATGCCTTAGTAGCCTTTAATTAAAAGCTTCTTGTAGTCAGGGTCTGACAGTTTGCGACGGATGTACTTGGCGTACTCTTGAGTGCCTATGGAGGCACCGCACTCGCGTGACCATTGCTCAGCAATGACCAGGGGGATAGAGCCTACCCATCTAGCTTTGGCATCGCCGTGCATAGAAGGGATGTGGTCTCTTAGTTCATGAATCTCTTTTAGTATTCCGCTTACTTCTTGGCTTCGGACTACCTGTACTTTGTTGTCCTCCGCTACTATCTTTTCCTTTACTGACATCTTTTACCGCCTCGAAGAATCCTGTTGCTAGCGCGATTTTAGCCACATCTGCTGTGACCTCTACTGTTTCGTTCATCTGACGAGGCTTGCCATCAATCCACGGCATGCGCTCGCTAGTGCATAGTATTTTAGTCATATATACAATTACTTCCTAGTAGACTTAGCGCCCTTGCACTTCCATCGCTTGCGGCTTAAATTGTTTGGTGTGTTCGGGTCGTTCTGTTTTTCTTTAGATAGGCCTTTCTTGATGCCTAATGATCTGGCGCAATATGAGTCACCCTTGCTTGTGCCGGGTCTGACTCTAGGTCCTCCATCGCTAGCCTTACCGGCCTGCCCATAGGAGACCTTCTTGCCTGACGCTGTGACCTTTACTTTCGCCTTACCTTTTCTTGGTGTTGGCATAATCACCTCATAGAAAAACAGGGGACCTCGTTAGAAGCCCCCTGCTGTCTTACTCTTAGCTCACGTCAGCGATAACGCCGTGTGCTGCTTCGTTGTCTACCTGGAGACCGAACTCAACAGAGATCAAGCGACGCTCGGCGTGACCTGTACGCGCTAGAGGCTTCTGTGAAGTAGGCTTGAGGTATGCTACTCGTGCGTAGTTAGGGTCGAGGACCAAAACGTCGCGTGAGCGGCTGAAGCGTGAAGGAACGATCTGAAGCTCACCGAAGTCTGAAATGTAGACATCGATAGCAGCGTTCAGCTTGCTGTCTTCTGCTTCTTTGAAGCGAGTAGCGTTGCCAGTAAAGGCAGAGATAGTCTGCTTCTGTGAAGGACCACAGATTACGACTGAAGGCTCAGCGCCCTGTGTCCAACAATCAGCGATAACACCCTTGAGCAGTGTCTCAGTGATGGCACGAGTAGTACCGTCAGTAGCCGCTGCATCAACGTAACCTGAAACGCCAGAACCTGAAGTAGTACCATCAGCACCACCAGTACCACGGCTAGCGTTAGTGCGAAGGAATGCAGGGAGACCCGCAGAAGCACGAGCAGTGCCAGAAGCACCGGCAGAGCCTGCTACGTTGTCGCAAAGCATAGTTTCCATGTCACGCTTCAGCTCTTTGAGCTTGTATGCGATCTGCTTGGCAGTAGTCTGTGCATCGCCTGCGCCGTTTACAGCGTTGGCAGTGTCAGATACTTCTACAACCTTGTCAGAGATCTGCGTGTAGTTGCCCTGACGGACAGCGTTAGTTGGTGCGTCGTTGCCGGGAGCAGACTCACCTTCGATTACACGGTTAGCGTTGCTAGCTGCTGCTAGAGACACTACGCCCCACTCGAAGTAAGTGTTGTCCACGTTGCGACGGCCAATAGCAGACATCACAGGTGTGTCAGTTGGAGAGATAGAGATCAGCGCGTCTTGCAGATCTTCCTTGATGGTAGAGACGTCATAGGTCTCGTTAGTGTTAGCTGTTACGCCCATAATAGTTCACCTAAAGTAGTTAGCTTAATAAAAATTTGGCGACATCATCGATGCTGCCGGTCTTTTTCATCCGAGCTTGAGCGTTCTGCCGTTGCTTGGCTGCGCCTGTTCTACCGGTTTTCTTTGTGCCTGGCTTGACCATTGGTCTAGCGTTACTGGCTTTCTGCGTTGCCTTCGACTTACCCTCAACGAGTTGGTCGTACTTCATGGCCTTTTGCAGAACCAGGATAGCCCTGTGGTCCATAACCTCTGATAGCTCTGCCTCGGAATAACCGAGCTTGCTACCAAACTGCACTAAGTCTTCCTTGAGCTTAGATGCCGTCTTGGCGTCACTAAACTCTGGTATCGCTTGCGCTAGCCGCTGCATCTCACCCTGGAGATACTGCTGCTGTGCTATCTGCATCTGATAATTCTGCTGCTCTGCGACTTGCTGAATCTGATACTGCTGATTCTGATAGTTCTGTAGAGCCTCGTCATAAGACAGTTTAGCTTCCATATAGCCGATAGGGTCGTTGTTAAACAGTTCCCTTGACGGCGGTATTGGTGGCTGCGCTATCTGCCCGCTTTGGGCCTGATACAGTAAATTTGACAGTTGCTGTCGCTCATTCAAGAGAGCCTGATAAACACCCTCGGCTTCTTTCTTCGCCTCGGCTGCCTCCTGCATCCCTTTCTGGATGTAAGCTTGGCCACTGAAGGATCGCTTGAGGTCATCTAGGGTTACTTCACGTTCTTCGCCATCTACTTTGACGGTGTAAAGTTCCTGTTGACCGGCGTCCTCAGCCTCTTCTGCTTCATCCTCATCTTGATCATAAGACTCATCGTCAGCCGTATCATCAAGATCCTCTCCATCATCATCTGGCCCTGCTTCGTTAGACTCCTCTTCGGGTTGGTCTAGCAGATCCTCGTCTGTTGGATTTTCTTCACCTTCGTTGCCCATAATTAGGCTGTCTGCGACGGAGTCTATGCTGCCGTCCATATCAGTCGTATCCACGGTCCTGATTCCTTTTGTTACTTACGTTTTTCGAAGACTTTCTCGTCCGTTATAGCGGATTGGAGTCTGGCTTCGATCTTACCTAATGCACTCACTATGGAGTGCGCTTCTTCCCTGGACTCAGAGTCAGAAGACACAGAGTTCAGAAAGACGTTGATCTGCTCTTGCTTCAATTCGTCCATGACGGTCTTGAAGTTGTCGTCCGCTAGTAAAGCGCGGGCGCGAGCAGCTCGTTGTTTAATATCCAATTATACACCTCTTGGAGCACGTTGGAGTGCTTTGAGTTTCTCTACCTCTACACTTGTCTCATACTTGCCATAGATCTCGGCAGCCTTGAGCATGAGGTCCTGATCCATCTTATCACGCTCGAGGTCATCCTTAGCAGCAGCCTTAGCCATATCCATCTGCATCTTAGCTGCATCTGTTTCAGACTTAGCCTGAACCTTCATTTGCTCTGCCTGTAGATAGGCTTGGTTAGGATCTACCTGCTCTTGTGCTGAAGCCCTTTGAGCCTCTTCAGCCATTGCCTGTAGAGCTGCCTCTGTCTGCGGGTCCATAGGTGCGAAGTAGCGATCTGCATTTCTAATGCCAGACATCGCAAGAATGTCACCTAGTGAGTTACGGATCTGCGTCATAGTCACTAGACCGTTCTGAGGTCCGTAATTCTGGTACACCTGAATCTGATACTGTAGAGCCTGATTGAGTGCTGCGATCTTAGTCTCGTCCTTACCAGTACCCAGACCTACGTTGATAGACACGTCCATAGCAGAGTTCCATACCCTGGGGTCTATAGGGATGAATTTGCCATTCAGACGCATCATCTCTTCGTCTGTAGTGTTCTTAATCATCAGGTCTAGCATGAGCTTGAACATACGACGCATGCCGCCCTCTGCGAAGTTACGCGCAATAACCTCTACCTGCCCGGCACCTGCCTGCATAGTATTGGCTACAGCCGTCGCTGTGGCGTTCTGGAGAGCGTCTGGGTCTAGGCCTAGTGATGCCCTAGATACGCCTGTTTTCTGCTCTGTCTGGTCGTCCATGTACTGCATGGCGGGTAGTGTGCTGCCTGCAATAAATGGTACTGATAGATCCTGTATCGCGCCCATCTGCTTAACACGGACAATAGCGCCGATCTCGTTGTTGAGAACGTCGTCCATGTTAGCCAGGTCTTCGATCACTTGCTGACGTGGGTTGTTAGTCAGTGCCACGTTGTCTAGCATGCCACGGAGCATTGACGTAGATGCGTCTTGGTCGTTCATGATCAGATCAGCTACTGACCGGCCGTAGAATGCGTGAGGCTCTGGGTCACACTCGAACACAGCGAATGGGATCTCGTCGCATGGCATGAGGTCCAGAAGCTTGTATCCGTTGCCGCCCATTGTGAACTTGTGCAGGAGAGGTACGCCTGTGCCGTCTACATCAACGCGCATGTAGGCCTCAGTAATAAGGACCACTTTCATTGACGGATCGTTGTAGTCTTCCTCTGCACGATCCCGGCTGTAGCCACGCCGAGCGAAGTCTTCCTCATCCACTAGGCTATCAGTCTCTGAGATACCTGAGAGCTCTGAGATCTCATCGAAGTCATAGCCCATTGCTACAACATCAGCCACGCGCATCTCTGTACGGTGAGCCACTATATAGGCGTCGTCAATGCTGCGAGCGTTGCGGTCTACAAAGAATTCCTCTGGAGGCACAGACTCTACGCAGAGCTTGCCGTCGTCCATTGTCTTGATGATCTTGATGTCGTGCTTGCGGGTCTGTACCTGCATGCCTGTCTGATCCATCTCGACCTCAATAACCTCTGAGTGCTCGATGACCTCAATGTCGT